GTTCATCGAAATGAAAACCGAAAAGGGTAAACTATCCGACACACAAAAAATCGTTCACGCACAGCTTATCAATGCAGGTTACTGCGTAAAGGTGTGCAGGTCATTTGAAGAATTTACAATCACAATTAAAACCTATTTAGAATCATGAGAAAGAACACAAAAAGCAAGTATTACGAATTCATGTGCGTACTGCATGAGATGAAACAGTTTGACATCAAAGAGATGCGCACACAATATCGTGTAGGTGCGCGATTGATTACGCTGATGCGCGAACACAATATGATTAAGCGCGATGGCAACGTGACACGCTGGATAGGTGACAAGCCTACCCAAGCAATAGCTGTGGCATTTGCCAAAGAATGCCTGAAGGAATCGCGTATTGCCAATGCACAAAGCAAAGCAGGCACGCAGCAGCTAACTATCAAACCTATCAAACGTGTTGAGCGCACACAGCCAGCACCGATACGTGAAGAACCTATCTGCGATAACAGCAACAGCAAGATGTTTTTGATTATGGCTGTTGGTGCTGCAATCGGTTTTTTAGTGGCCACAATTATTTGGAAGTAGATATAGTTTGACTATATTTGCAACGCTACTTCGTATGAAAAACATTTTAAATCCCACCATTACCGTATTGCCATAAGCACATCCGTGCGCGGGGTAGCCTTTACGTGTAGTGGTGGGTATTTAGTTTATGTATCGTGATTCAGGTAAATCTATATTAGAAGCTAATCCTAATCGCTTCCGGGATATGCATTGTCAAAACTTTGTCCAAGCAAATCGTATCAATCATGCAATTTTAATTTCTTCATATCGTGATACGGATGGTCAGGGTGTTTATGTTTTAATGACCGATTATGAAGCAAACAGGTTAATAGAACGCTTACAAAAATTACTAGATGAAAAATAATGGCTATTCATATTCTAGGTCATGGTTTGACTATGCCTTTGAACACCCCGAGCAGGTTACTGCGTCACATGGTATTCTGTACTTATGGCTTGTTGAGATTAACAACCGATTAGGTTGGGTAGATATATTCCAAATTACAGCCAGCGAATGCATGCAAGGTATGGGATGCAAAAGCTACAACACATACAAGAAGTGTTTTGATCAACTTGTTGAATGGGGCTTTGTTAAGGTGGTAAAGAAAGCAGTAAATCAGCATCAATGCAATATCATTGCTCTATCAAAATTTGACAAAGCAAGTAACAAAGCACTTGACAAAGCACTGATGAAGCACTTGACAAAGCAAAGTGAAAGCACTGTACAAAGCAATGTTGAAAGCGACTGCGACATTCATAAACAAGTAAACAATAAACCACAAACCATAAACAATAAACGTGGTGTTTTCACACCACCAAACGAAAATGATGTTTACAATTTTATGGGTGAATATTCAATGCATAAGCACATGCAATGGACCGATGAAAAAATAAACACCGAGGCCGCAAAATTTTTTAACTACTACGAAGCCAATGGATGGAAGCAGGGGCGCAATCCGATGAAAGATTGGAAAGCATCAGCACGCAACTGGATGGTAAATAACAGTAAATTCGAAACTTCAAATAATTCCAAAAACATAATTCAAGATGAAAGAGCAAAACGCATTAGTGAACTTGAAGAGTTCCGCAAGCAGTACAGAAGTCACCTTGCAGCAAATATTAGCATCGAAGACATCACCGGCACTAAGTGAACTACGAAAAAACAAAGGTGAAGAAGTAGCCATTGGTGTGCTTGTAGCTTTGATGGATGAATGTCAGCAGTATTTTAACTTGCAACAGCCAATGAATGCACAGCAATTATTGCTTACTGCTGAACTTATCATTGAAAAATACTACTATTTGCGCATTGAAGAATTGCGTGTGTGCTTCCGTATGGCTATGAAAGGTGAGTTTGGACCAGTGTACAATCGCATCGATGGGCAAGTATTCTTTGAATGGATCCTAAAGTATATGCCAATACGTGGTAACGTTACAACACGCATGCTTCAAGAGCAGCAATCCAACAACAACATCTACGAAATGTTCCAACATCCGCAAGTGATGGAAGCAATGCAGCAGGCAGCAGATAAGCTAAGCATCAAAGAAGAACCAGTACGCGAAGTGAAAAGGGAAAATCCACCTGCGATTGAAATAGCATTGATGCGCGAATACGATGCGCTGCCTACGTGGGATAATGACATGCGCTTCCGGGTGTATAAGAACAAGCCGTATCAGTTTACTGAATATCGGAAGGAACGCTACCGCGAATTGATAGAAACACAAAGCGAATACTAAAATGAAAAAAGAAACTGCAGTAGATTACTTGTTTAAAGCAATCTATGGTGAAACAGGTCACATTGATGCCTATACTACTGAAGGCATACCAGCATATAATGCTTATAGACATGCAAAACTAATTGAAGAAAAGGCAATTTTTCAAGGCTTTGCGGATGGTCAAAAAAACGGCTATCAGTCTGCTAAAAACAAGGATGTTTTGCAAGACGCATTAGACTATTATAAAAACAAATACAATTCTGAATAATGAAATACTACGATAAGCAAAAAGAAACCGAACTGCTACGCAAGTTGTTCGTGCTAACAGCTAGACGAAGCATGCGCCCTGCAATGAGCGATAATCTAACAATGCGTCTTATCTTTGAAGAATTACATTTGCTAACTGATAAAGACGAATACAAGCTATGACTATCGGTGAACTGTGGGATGCATTAGCACAATACCCGGATGAAACAGAAGTGTACATCGGGTATATTCAAGGGCACAGCATCCAGCAAATGAACTTTGACGTGGTAGAAACAACAGAGTTTGGTGGCAAAAAAACAGTTTCACTGATGTACGAAGACATCAATATCATAAATAATTAAATACAATGAGCAACTATCAAATGCAAGAAGGGCAGTTTACCCTTTTCAAAAACAACAACGTGGCTAACAACGGTCCACAGTACACTGGTGAAATCATGGTCAATGGTAAGAAGATGCGATTGGCTGCATGGGTTAAAGAAGGAAAGAATGGCAAGTTCTTTTCAGGCAAGATGAGCGAGCCACTCGTAAAACGTGACGAACCACAAGACGATCCATCAGGTGACCTGCCATTCTAATGATCCTGCCTAACCTACCACAAGACAAAGCTAACCATGCGCTGTATGGTGTTGCGATCTACGCTGCTTCTGCTTCGATATTCAGCGCACCATTCTCGATGGTCGTGGTGTTTGCGTTTGCAGCAGGCAAAGAACTATATGATTCTGTACTGAAGGAAAAATCATTTAGCACGTTGGATATGATAGCCACGCTATGCGGTGGTTTGGTTGGAATGTATATCGGATTGTTTACATGATTGAATACCTGCCGAAACAAAAAGAAGCATTGCGCGTGCTGGGTAACTCACATCCGGCACGTGTTATTCTTTTCGGTGGTGCTGCAGGTGGCTCAAAATCTTTTATCGGTTGTGCATGGCAAATAAGCCGCAGGTTTAAATATCCGGGTACACGTGGGTTGATAGGTAGAAGTAAACTTGACACGCTAAAGAAGACCACGTTAAAGACATTCTTTGAAGTAGCGCACATGTTAGGGCTTGCACCTAATGAGCATTACACAATAAACAATCAAACACACGTAATCACTTTTGCCAATGGCAGCGAAATAATCTTAAAGGATTTGTTCGCATACCCAAGTGATCCTGAATTTCACTCGTTAGGTGGTTTGGAATTGACCGATGCGTATGTAGATGAAGCAGCACAGGTAAGTAAACGAGCCATCGATATACTTCAATCACGCATTCGTTTTAAGCTACGCGAATATGACCTGCCACCAAAGATGCTGCTCACATGCAATCCGTCAAAAGGTTGGCTTTATAATGAGTTTTATGCACCACACAAAGCAGATAGTTTAGCCCAGCACCTTGCATTCATTCCTTCTTTGCCTACTGACAATCCGCACCTGCCTGAAAGCTACATTGAAACGTTAGAACGTTTGCCCGAAATAGATAGGCGAAGGTTGTTGTATGGAGATTGGGAGTATGATGAGTCCGTAGATAACCTATACCAGTACGATGATTTAGTTCGCTGCTTCCGGGATGAAGAAAGCAAAGGTGAAAAGTACATCAGTGCCGACATCGCGCGACTTGGAAAAGATAGAAGTGTCATTTGCGTGTGGCATGGTTTGCACCTAATCGAGATTCATGAACTGCGAAAGCAACCAATCACAACAGTAGTCACTACCATTCGACAGCTATGCGATAGGCACAGCATCAAACTTAGCAATGTGATCTGTGACGAAGATGGTGTGGGAGGTGGTGTAGTGGATAGCTTAAAGTGTCGCGGTTTCCTTAATGGTGGAAGGGCGAAACAAGCCGACCGATATACCAATCAAAAAGCAGAGCCCGGATGCATGGCAAGTCACCTGACTATGCAGATGCTATCATGATGCGCATGTATTTTGAATTGTTCCCGAATTACGGCAGCTATAGTTGGGCGTAAGTCACTGATTCTCAATTACACGTTTGTTAAAATTTGTTAAAATTGAATGCTACCTATTGCGTGGTGTAAAAAGTTACATACATTTGTCAAACAAATAACAACAACAAAAACAAAAAGCAATGACACAGACAATCACAACAACCACACTTCGTAACAAAACAGTTGTACTTGCAACAACAGATAAGCACGGTTATACTGGAGCCGCAACTTACATGAATGATACACAAGCCGTTAAAAAGGTTATGGCTTTAAAAAGTCAAAACATTAATTGTTCAGTATATCAACCATGGGGCAGCCGTGTCATATTCATCCAAATTTTTTAAATCAATCGAGGGGCGCGGCTCAACAACGCGCATCTAAACTTAAAAACAAAACACATGAAGACAGCATCTAAAATCATTCGCTACATTATTGCAGCAATTATCCTTTACGCAGTTCTCAGCTACTGCCAAGAAATCAATGATTGCCTAATGAAGTACTAATCCTAAATCACAATAACATGAACTCATTTCACAAAGACAACTTAGAAGCATTGCAAAAGTTTCAGCAAATGCTTAACGCTGCACCTGATAAGGAAGGCATCGAAAAAACACCCGATGGCAAAGCCGTCACGCTGGTAGTTAGCCACGT